GCCAACAATTGTTTACAGCGGAACCAACACTCCAACGTACATTACTCAATTAGGCCGTTACACCAAAATTGGAAGACTGGTTCAAGTGCAAATTTACTTTAGCTGGAATGAAAACGGTTCAACTGGTAATGTATCAATTGGCGGTTTACCTTTTACTTCTGTTACAAGCATTGACCGCGCAGTCCCGTCAATTCTTTCTTTTGGGTTGTTAGTAGTAACTGTATCAATAACTGGTTTTGTAAACAGTAATGCAACAACAATTTATCTTGCTTTAAATGACAACGCTTTAACAGCATTATCTGCAACCAATACCGACAACGACCAAGATTTGTATGTAACAGTTACATACGAAGCGGCTTAATTAACCTAATTAAATTATTAGCTCGGACACTTAACCAAAGGAAATCATCATGGCAATCACTAAAGAAACCGCAGTAGATCAAATCACAGTTACAGAAAATGGCACTGTGCTGTACCGTGAGGCAACTCGCATCATGGAAGATGGCAACGAACTGAGCAAGACCTATCACCGCACAAGCCTTGTGCCGGGGCAAGACTTGACTGGCATTCCTGCCAATGTCGTTGCTCATTGCAATTTGGCTTGGACTGCTAAAGTCATTGCGGCTTATAAAGCAACACTTGACAAAGCAATACTTTAAGTTGGATTCAATCAAATAATTAGGAAATAAAAATGGCATAATAGCCAAAACCTTACCGGCGAGGTTCACCGGGGAATCTTAGGATTCATTGAAATGACTGAAGAAGTCCAACAAAACCTAGCGGAAGTTGACTCCGCGCCAGCAACGGAAGTGACGGCCACTCCTGAGACTGTTGAAAGTACGCCGGTAGTCGCTGATGAGCAGAAAGAATCTTCTAGGGTTTTTACCCAAGAAGAACTGGATGCAGCCATTGGCAAACGCCTTGCAAGAGAGCAACGTAAGTGGGAACGAGAACAAGCACAGCGTCAGTCTGAACAGCAGACGCTACAAGCAGCCCCGGCAGCATCCGCTGACCAGTTTGAGTCTACTGAAGCCTATGCGCAAGCACTGGCCCTCCAGAAGGCAGAAGAGCTGATCGCCAAGCGTGACCAAGCCAGGCAGCAGTCGCAGGTTCTTGAGAGCTACCACGATCTTGAGGAAGAAGCGCGGAGTAAGTACGACGACTTTGAACAAGTCGCCTACAACCCCAAACTTCCAGTTACGAACGTGATGGCTGAAACGATTCAGTCTTCGGAGATTGGCCCTGAGTTAGCGTACTACCTCGGGTCTAACCCTAAAGAAGCGGAACGTATCTCACGCATGACGCCCTTGAGCCAGGCGAAAGAGATTGGGAAAATTGAGGCCAAATTGGTTTCAGCGCCCCCGGTCAAGAAAACAACGTCTGCGCCAGCACCGATTTCTCCCGTGACGGCTCGCTCCTCTGGAGCGCCGGCTTATGACACGACTGACCCACGGTCTACCAAGACCATGAGTGCCTCAGAGTGGATTGAAGCCGAACGAGCCCGACAGTTGAAAAAGATGCAGGCAAACCGCTAAATTTTTAAAGGACTTTTTCCATGGCTAACAGTATCTTAACCATCGACATGATCACGCGCAAAGCGCTTGAGATTCTCGAAAACAACCTTGTGTTGACCCGTAACGTGAACCGTCAGTACGACGACAGCTTTGCTGTTGAAGGCGCCAAGATTGGTTCGACCCTGCGTATTCGCCTGCCTGATCGCGCTTTGGTGACCGACGGTGCCGCCTTGCAAGTTCAAGACGACAACGAGCAGTTCACCACCTTGACCGTGGCCAGCCAAAAGCACATCGGTGTCAACTTCACATCTGCTGAATTGACCATGCAATTGGATGACTTTGCAGAGCGTGTGTTGAAGCCCCGTATCAGCCAGTTGGCTAGTTCAATTGACGCTGACGTCGCCAATGCTTACAAGAGCATCGGTAACACCGTCGGCACTCCTGGCACCACTCCCGCAACTTCTTTGGTGTTGTTGCAAGCCCAGCAAAAGCTGAACGAGAACGCCGCTGTGATGAGCCCCCGTTATGCCACCGTCAACCCCGCCGCTAACGCTGGTTTGGTTGAAGGCATGAAAGGTCTGTTCAACCCCACCGACACCATCAGCCGCCAATTCAAGAACGGCATGATGGGCATGGGCGTGTTGGGCTTTGACGAGATCAACATGTCTCAGTCAATCAAGCAGCACACTACGGGCACCCGCGCCGCTACCGGCACCGTCACTGCTGCCGCTGTGACCGCTGAAGGCGCGTCTACCCTGACGTTGACTGTTGGCTCTGCTGAAACCATCACCGTTGGTGACGTGTTTACCATTGCCGACTGCTACGCTGTGAACCCACAAACCCGTGAATCCACTGGTTCGTTGTTTCAGTTCGTGGCTTTGGCGTCTTCGACCACCAGCACCACTGCTACCGTGACCGTGGCGCCGATGTACTCAGCAACTAACGCTCTGGCTACCATGCTGACCTTGCCTGCTACGGCCAAGGCTGTGGTGTTTGTGGGCGCTGCTTCAACTCAGTACCCCCAGAACTTGGTCTACCACAAGGACGCCATCACGTTCGCTACCGCTGACTTGTTGCTGCCCCAAGGCGTAGACATGGCCGCGCGTGCCGTCCACAATGGCATCAGCTTGCGTGTGGTTCGCCAGTACGACATCAACAACGACCGTATGCCTTGCCGTATTGACGTGTTGTATGGCTTCTCCACCATTCGTCCACAGATGGCCTGCCGCATTTGGGGTTGATTCGTAACATTTTTTAAGGAATTTATCATGGCTTTACCTAATGGCGCAGGCGGTTACCAAGTTGGTGACGGCAATCTGACTGAAGTTCAAATGAACACCCAAGGTACCCCAGCAACGGCAACTGTCACGGCAACGCTGACAACTACCCAATTGCTGAACGGTATCATTTTGGGCACTCCCACTACAACCGCAGCGGCTTACACACTGCCTTTGGCTACCGATCTGGACGCAGTTGTGACCAGCGCCAAAGTTGGTAGCAGCTTTGATTTTGTGGTGATCAATACCAACGGTTCTGGCGCCGGCGTGATTACCATCACGACCAACACCGGCTGGTCGATTGGAACGTCAGGCTCACAAGGCTTGATGACCGTCACCACCGCTGGCACTGCTCAAGCCTATCGCGCAGTAAAATCTGGCGACGGTGCTTGGGCTTTGTACCGCGTTGGTTAAACCTAATGGGGGCTTCGGCCCCCGTTTTTAAAAGGAACAATCATGCCTAATACAAAACCTGTCGGCGTTGCATTTAGCGACCCCGAATTAACTGCTGGTACTACTATTACTGGCGCAATCATTGATTCAACATCAAAAGTTGCGTCTAATATTGCAAATGGTTTTTCTACGTCTATTCAGGGCGCAACCATTGCAACCACTGGAAACAGCGATGTTTACGTTATTGCTCAGGCCGCTGGAACAATTACATCCGCAATTTTTTCGGGTGTAGATGCTCTCGCAGCAAACGACACTAACTACATCACGTTTTCAATTACCAACCTTGGTCAAGCTGGCGCTGGCTCCGCTGCTTTATTGGCTGCTACAGATGCAAACACCACTAAAGCAACAGGTGGAACTGCATTGGCTGCTAATACAGCAAGGTCTTTGACCCTTAACGGCACAGCGGCTAACTTAGTTGTGGCTTCTGGGGATCGTTTGCGTATTCGGGCTGCGGCTTCTGGAACACTTGCCAACACGGTAACATTTCCAACTTATCGTTTGAATTTCACGGTTGCCTAAACTAAATGGGGGCTTCGGCCCCTGTTTTTAAATAATGATCATCTACCTAAAACACCCTGTCCACGGCGCTAAAGTAGCGACAATGGATTTAGAAGCGGAAGCAGACGAACAAAACGGCTGGACTCGCTATAATCCCGACACGCCAATTGATGTTGAAGAGGCGGCTCCACAGGAAGTAAAACGTAGACGTGGCCGTCCAACTTTTGAGGCGGTCGAACTAGGAGCGTAAAGATGGCCACCTACTCTGCTGCCGATCAGATCAACCGGGCGCTGCGGCTGCTGGGCGTGCTGGCTGAAGGCGAAACGCCAGCGGCATCAGTGTCTGAAGACGCCTTGATGGCGCTCAACCAGATGATTGACTCTTGGAACACTGAGCGTCTGTCTGTCTTTTGCACCATCGATCAGATCGTCAACTGGCCGGTCAGTTCCATTGAAGAAACTCTTGGCCCTACTGGTTCCCTAGTGCGCCTAAACGGCACTGCCGTGCGGCCTGTTTTGGTGGACGACTCCACCTATTTCAAAGACCCCGGCACCGGGGTGTCGTATGGCCTCAAGCTGATTAATCAGCAGCAATACAACGGCATTGCGGTCAAGACCGTGACTTCAACCTTTCCGCAAGTCATGTTTGTCAACATGACCTACCCAGACGTTACGATCAACATCTACCCGCGCCCCACACGTCTGCTGGAGTTTCACTTTGTCAGCGTGCAAGAGCTCAGTCAGCCTGCCAACTTGGCAACCGACATTTTGTTCCCGCCTGGGTATCTACGGGCTTTTGTGTACAACTTGGCCATGGAATTTGCACCTGAGTTTGGCGTTGAGCCCAGCCCCCAGGTGCAGCGCATTGCCATGACCAGCAAGCGCAACTTGAAGCGCATCAACAATCCTGATGACATCATGTCTATGCCGTATTCGCTGATCGCCACCCGTCAACGTTTTAACATTTACGCAGGAAACTACTAACATGGCCACCATTGCAATTACCTCCC